GTTCCTGGAATTGGTCTTCAAATTATTGGAATCAATAACTATATCCTTTAACATATAATGATATAATAGTGGCATGGCAAAGGTATCAATTCCAAACGTTAAAACCAAATTTCAGACTGGCGACCGCCCAACACAAGAAGACTATATAGATTTAATTGATAGTACTTCTGCTAGATCTACAGATCTTGGTTCGGATGGCAACAATGAGTTAACCATTAATGGTATAGAGAACTCAACAATTTTTGATAACTTTTCCGCAAGTGAATGGCGATCAATGAAATATATGATCTCTATTAAGCATGTAGCAGGTGGTGCAAACAAGTACTACTCTACAGAAATGAACATATTGGTTGATGGATCAGGAGTATCTGTTAGTGAATATGCAACTATTGAAAATGATGGGAATATTGGCACCATCTCTGTTTCAAGGGCTGGAGACACAGTTTCATTGACTGTAGTTCCAGTAGGGGGAATTACACCTATAACTCTACGCTATATGCGTATGGGATTAAAGGCCTAACCAAGGAGATAAAAGATGGCAACCGTAACAAAAGACTTTAGAGTAAAAGCGGGGCTGGTAGTTGAGGGATCAACCGCAACTGTAAACGGCCACGATATATTAACAGAAGCCTTAGTAGACACAAAAGGTGATTTACTAGTAGCATCTGGTCCAGACGCAGTAACTCGTCTTGCAGCAGGAACAGACAACTATATTCTTACTGCAGACTCCAATGCAACAAATGGTATTGCTTGGAAAGCACCACAGGCAGTTGGAGTTTTTGATTCAAGCATTTCGTTTGAAGGTGCAACCGCAAATGATCACGAGACAACACTTCAAGTAACTGATCCAACCGCAGATAGAACTATCACACTTCCAGATGCAACTGGAACTGTAGTTCTTCGTGATACAACAGATACATTAACAAATAAGTCAATTGCTCTTAGTGGAAACACTGTAACAGGATCAATTGCTGATTTCAATACTGCATTAACCGATGCAGATTTTGCAACATTATCAGGTACAGAGACTCTTGCTAATAAGACTCTTACCTCACCAAGTGTTTCAGGATTATATCTTTCAGATTCATCAGTTGTTTTTGAAGGTTCGTCAGAAGATGGAAATGAAACTACATTAACAGTAACTAATCCAACTGCAGATCGCACAATTACAATTCCCGATGTTACAGGTACAATTATTACAAGTGGCGATTCAGCAACCGTAACAAACGCAATGCTTGCAGGTTCAATTGCTAATAACAAACTTGAAAATTCAAGTATTACAATCAATGGATCATCAATTTCTCTTGGTGGTAATGCAACATTTGGAACCGACAATATTGGTGAAGGCACAACAAACCTTTATTTTACAGATGAAAGAGCACAAGACGCTATAGGTCTTGCTGTAGGCAATGGTCTTGACTATGACGATACTTCAGGAGCAATTTCTGTAGATCCATCTGAGTTTGCACTAAGCGCTGTTGGCGCACCAACTGGCGCAGTATCTATGGCCACTTATAAGATTACAGGTCTTGGAACACCAACAGATGCAGCAGATGCTGCTACAAAGGGTTATGTTGATTCTGTTGCAGAAGGGCTACACATTCACGAATCTGTAGTTGCAGCAACAACTGCAAACGTAGCACTAGCAACTGCTCTTGAAAATGGCGATGTGCTTGATGGAATTACTCTTGCTACTGGCAATCGTATTCTTGTTAAGAATCAGACTACTCAATCAGAAAACGGTATCTACGTAGTACAGGCTTCAGGTCAGCCAACTCGTGCTGCAGATTTTGACACAGCAGCAGAGGTAGACTCTGGTGACTTCGTATTCGTATACTCAGGTACAGCAAACGCTGGAACTGGCTGGGTACAGACAAATAAGCCTGCAACAATCGGAACAGATGCAATTGTATTCACACAGTTCTCAGGTGCTGGCACATATATAGGTGGCGCTGGATTAACATTAGATGGAACAACATTTAATGTTGGTGCAGGAACTGGTATTCAAGTAAATGCTGACACAATTGAAAACACTGGTGTGCTTTCAATCACTGGTACAGCAAATCAAATTACTGCAAGCGCATCAACTGGTGCAATCACACTGTCTGGTCCACAAGACCTTCATTCAACAGCAACCCCAACATTTAGTGGAGTAACAGTGGGATCTGTAACTCTTACAGATGCTCTTCTTGGAACTGCTACTGCAACTGCTTCAGACTCAGCAACAACAATTGATTCATGGTCAACAACAACTTATTCATCTGCAAAATATATTGTTCAGATGAAGAAGGCGGGAGACATTGAAGTGATTGAAGTTTTAGTTACTGTAGATGGAGCAAACAATGTTTACTTAACAGAGTACGCAGATGTAATTAGCAACACTGTTCTTGGAACAACCAATGCTGTATATAGCGGAGGTAATGTTCTTCTACAGGTTACTGGTACTACAGCAGATACTGTTGTTAAGGTAAGCAAGACATATATTGAGGCATAATTAAAGAATAGAGGTTGGAAGTGGCAACAGTAAATAAAGACTTCAGAGTAAAGCACGGCATTAACGTAGCCGAAGGCGGAATCTTTGGATCAACAGTCACAGTTGCCACTCCTACTCAAAATTCACATGCAGCAACAAAACTGTATGTAGATTCTGCAGTAGGTTCTCCAACAGTTCCTACAACAGAGCCAGTATCTCCAGAAAATGGAGACTTATGGTTTGATACATTAACAGAACGTGTTCATGTTTATTACAATAGTCAATGGGTTGCAATTGCAACTCTTGAAGATGCAGAAAAACTTCAAGATCACATTCATGATACTTCAATTGATGGTAATGGATTAATTGTTAGTACTTTTGTTAGCGGTGGAGCATACAATGAACCAGGAGTTCTTGTAAGTGCTGGGTTTTACAACACCAACTCATGGGAGTATACATGGGATGGCGGAACAGCAACAGATAATTTTAATTAATAATCTGTTATAATATAACTATATAAAAGGAGTAACATGGCAACTAGAATGCAGCAGCGCAAAGGTACGGCAGCGCAATGGGCAGCATCAGATCCAATTCTAAATGCTGGTGAAATAGGTTGGGAATCGGATACAAACAAATTTAAAATCGGTGATGGTATAAACCATTGGGACGATTTAACATACTTTTTAGACTCAACTGATACAGGATTTAGCGCTGAAGATTATCTTTTAGCGACATCAAAAAATGCAGCAAATGGAGTAGCAGCACTTGATGCCAATATAAACGTTATTACAACAACTGGTGTGGTTTTTGAAGGCGCTACCGCAGACTCTTATGAGACTATCCTTCAGGTAACAGATCCAACTGCTGATCGTACAATTACTATTCCAGACGCTGACGGCACTGTTGTTCTTACAACAACTCTTGACGAAATGGCTCAAGACGCAGTTAATACCGCTTTAACAGCAGGAACTGGTATAACAAAAACTTATAACGATAATGCTAATACAATAACCTTGGCAGTAGACACTACAGCAATTCAGGCTCGTATAGCAGATGTTTCTGATACCGAAATTGGCTACTTAAATGGAGTAACTTCTGCAATTCAAACACAGTTAGACAATAAGCAAGCAGTTGTTGCAGATGTTTCTAATACTGAAATTGGATATTTGAATGGTGTAACTTCAGCAATTCAAACACAACTAGATGCTAAGGCTCCACTTGCTTCCCCAACATTTACAGGAACAGTTACAGTTCCAGCCCCAACAAATTCAACAGATGCAGCAACAAAGGCATATGTAGATGCAGTAACAGAAGGATTGCATATTCATGAAGCAGTAGTTGCTGCAACAACAGCAAATGTCACCTTGTCAAGTGCTCTTGAAAATGGAGATGTCCTTGATGGAATTACTCTTGCCACAGGAAATAGAATCCTGGTAAAGAACCAAACAACACAGTCAGAAAATGGTATTTATGTTGTTGCTGCTTCTGGACAGCCTACTCGTGCAACAGACTTTGACACTGCTTCAGAAGTAGATAGCGGAGATTTTGTTTTTGTATATTCAGGTACAGTAAACGGCGGAACTGGTTGGGTACAGACAAATAAGCCTGCAACAATTGGTACCGATGCAATCGCATTTACACAATTTTCTGGCGCTGGAACATATACAGCGGGTACAGGATTAACATTAACTGGAACCACATTTAGTGCAAATATTGGCACAGATATCCAAGCATATAACTCAACTTTAGCAGCAGTTGCTGGTGGCACATATACAGGTGATGACAGTATTACCACCCTTGGAACAATTTCAGCAGGTACTTGGAATGGTACAACAATTGCAATAGCAAACGGTGGTACAGGACAAACTACAGCAATGGCTGCAGCAACTGCTCTTCTTCCATCACAAACCTCTAATTCAGGTAAGTATCTTACAAATGATGGCGCTGGAACTCTTTCTTGGGCAACAGTTGCAGGATATTCTGCTCCAACACTTGGATCAACATCAATTGCTTCTGGGGCAACAGTAACAACAATTGCTGGTCTAACACTATCAAATGCTACCTTGTCTGGTTCATTAACAGCAGGTGGTGGCACAGGAACAAGTGGTCAAGTATTACAATCAACTGGTTCTGGTGTACAATGGTCAACTCCAGCACAAGGTGCGGCATTCAGCGAATTTATGCTAATTGGTGCATAGTACTTTATAAAATACAAAGCACTAACCCTAAACTAAAGATTAACACGCTCTAAACAAGCGTGTTTTTCTTTTTAATTCTATGATATACTTAACACTACTTTGGAATTTACAAAGTACTCAACTTATTTTTGCTATGAAAGGTAAATAAATGTCAGAAACCGTATTCTCTTTTCGTCTTTCAGATGAATTTGTAAATAAATATAATAACACTCCATCCCCATTTGGATTCTCAGATGCAGGGTCTAACTCATTAGGAGAAATTACATTTATTCGTACATATTCTCGTGTTAAGGAAGATGGAACTAAGGAACGCTGGCATGAAGTTTGCCGTCGTGTAATTGAGGGTATGTATTCAGTACAGAAGAACCATGCCAAAGACAATCGCCTACCATGGAACGACAACAAGGCACAGAAGTCTGCTCAAGAAGCATTCCAAAGAATGTTTGAATTAAAGTGGACTCCACCAGGTCGTGGTCTCTGGGCATTTGGTACTCCTATGACTATGGAAAAGCGCAACTCTGCTTCCCTTCAAAACTGTGCAATGGTATCAACTCGTGACCTTGATCGCAATGACCCAGGAGCCCTATTTGCATGGGTAATGGATGCATTGATGCTAGGTATTGGTGTAGGGTTTGATACTCTTGGACAAGACAAGCAGATGTCTATTTATGCCCCTACAGAGCCAGCCTCAGTATACGAAATCCCAGATACTCGTGAAGGTTGGGTAGAATCTGTTCGTCTTTTGATTAATTCATTTTTACGTCAGAATCAACCAGTTCAAGAGTTTACCTATGACCTTATCCGTCCTCTAGGAGCCCCTATTAAGGGCTTTGGGGGCGTTGCAAGCGGTCCACAACCACTTATTGATCTCCATACACGTATTCGTAATGTAATTGGTTCTAGAGCAGGAGAAGCCTTAGATAGCCGTGCCATCGTAGATCTTGTTAATCTCATTGGTACATGCGTTGTTTCTGGAAATGTTCGTCGTTCTGCTACTCTTGCTTTGGGTAAACCAGAAGATGAAGGTTTTATTAATCTTAAGAATCCAGAAGTATTCCCAGAAAGAAATTCATACGATCCAGAAAAACCAGGCTGGGCATGGATGAGTAATAACTCAATCGCTGCTGAAGTTGGAACAAAGTATGAAGACTATGTAGATTTAATTGCTGACAATGGAGAGCCAGGATTTATCTGGCTTGATGTTGCTCGTGATTATGGCCGTCTTGCAGATGCTCCTGATTACAAGGACACTCGCATTATGGGCTTCAATCCTTGTGCGGAGCAGCCATTGGAGTCGTACGAACTTTGTACTCTTGTAGAAGTTCATCTAAACCGACATGAATCCAAGGAGGACTTCCTCAAGACATTGAAGTTTGCTTATCTTTATGGAAAGACTGTAACTCTTATGCCAACACATTGGCAACAGACAAATGGTATTATGCAGCGTAATCGTCGTATTGGTACATCTCTTACAGGTATTGCTGCATTTGCTGACCAACATGGTCTTCCAGTTATTCGTGAGTGGATGGACGAAGGATATAACACAATTCGTAAATACGATCATTCATATTCTGAGTGGCTATGTGTTCGTGAATCAGTTCGTGTAACAACGGTTAAGCCATCAGGATCTGTTTCACTTCTCTCTGGTGCTACCCCTGGAGTTCACTGGGGACCTGGAGGAGAGTTTTATCTTCGTGCTATTAGATTTGGAAACACAGATCCTATGATGCATTTATTTAAAGCAGCGGGGTATAAAATTGAAGATGACCTAGTATCAGCAAATACCTCAGTAGTATATTTCCCAGTAGCATCAGGACATAAGCGTTCTGAAAAGCAGGTTAGCCTATTTGAAAAGATTGGTTTGGCAGCAACTGCTCAGAAGTACTGGTCAGATAACGGTGTTTCTGTAACTCTATCATTTAATAAGGAAGAAGAGAAGAAGTTTATTGCTCCTGCACTAAATATGTATGAGGGGCAACTAAAGGCTGTATCTTTCTTGCCAATGGGTGATAAGGTTTATCCTCAGCAACCGTATACAGAAATTACAAGAGAACAATACAATTCTTACGTTGGCAAAATTGGCAAAATTGATTGGTCTGCTATTTATGATGGCAAGGATAATCTTGATGCTGAGTCTGAAAAATACTGTTCAACAGATGCATGTGAGATTAAATTATATTAGTTTCCATCCTGCTATAATAAGGGGATAGGAGAAATATGTCTACCCCATCAAATTTGTATGCAGAAAAAATATATTCTGAGCACCCACTAGTTTTGTGGGCCTTAGATGATGCTCTTGACTATAAAAGTTTAATTTCTGAAGCACAAAGAGACATCTCTGATTCTTGGACTATATCAGATGCAACAGCAACGTTGGAATCAGAATCTCTTAAAGAGCCATTTTCAAATAGTGCTTTAACATTAATTGAAATTGATGTTCCACTTACTGAAACTCTTGAAGCATCAATAATTAGCCCTAATATATTGAATTTTGATACGCTTGAAGACCTTGAAACTTTTACAATAGGTTCATATTTTTATTCAAATAGCGTTTTCTTGCAGAGTGTCTCTATCGGATATGAATACACAGACCCAAGCACATCTCAAATAGTTCAAGAATTAAAAACATTTACAAGCACCCTTTATCAAAAGTGGGGATTTATTTCTGAAACTTTTGAAATTCCAAATGTTTCTGCACAATTAAGAATTGTTCTTAAAGTAAAAATATTTGAAGGATCTGGACTTACAACAGAAAATCAATTTTATTTTAATGGTATTACTTTAGGTCAATGGAACGAAGAGTTTAATACGTATTCTTTAAATGGAATATCAGAAACTACGGTTCCGTCAACAGTAAGTATTTATGGTGGTTTGGATGCAGTAGAAGCCCAAGCATACGGTATTGCAGAAGATTCTGGATATTATATTACAGAGGGTGGACTAAAATGTAAAAATGCAGGAATTCCATTAGTATATGGAGCAAGCGGGGCAACAAGGCTAGAGCCATATTCAGATGCATCTTTAATAATTCCAGGCAAAGGATTTTTAAATAAGGCTGGACAGTATAACGATTATACGATTGAATTCTGGGCAAGGATAGCAGCAAACACTTTGACACCATTTAAAATTTTTGGACCAATTGCATCAGACGATGGGCTATATGTTGAAGACGGATTTTTAACACTAGTTATTGGAAATCAATTTGCTTCTCACTTTGTTGGTGAATGGTTTAGGCCAATGCTAGTTCATATTCGTTTAATTAGAAATTCGGCATCACTATTAATCAATGGAGAAGAAGTTTTATCTTTATCTTTTGATACTTCCGCTCTCTCTTTACCAGAAGAACTTGATAATAATGGAGATAGCCAAGACTGGCTTGGGTTTTATGCAAACGCCAGTGTGTATCCTTTTGAAATTGATTGTGTTGCAATTTATTCCTATCAGGTTCCAGTTACAGTAGCAAAACGCAGATGGGTATATGGACAAGGAGTTATATCCCCAGAAGGAATTAACTCAGCCTATGGTGGAACAACTGCATTCATAGATTATCCATTTGCCAACTATACGGCAAACTATAATTATCCAGATTTTGCAAAGTGGGATCAAGGAAGTTTTGATAATTTAATAACAACGCCAACAAGTTTAAGAACACCAGAATATACACTACCTGAAATATTTTTAGATGATAAAACATTAGAAGAGTTGTATGAGGATAATCAGTCAATACAGGAGAACGAATCTGGTCCGTTTACTGAGAACAGGTTTTTATCTTTTAGACCAAATAATACCTGGAATGATAAAAATACCTATATTAATTTTGATAAATTTAATGTTTTAACAAATCAGGCTGATGCGGTCTATGGTGTTTTTAGTTCCCACGATTTAACTTCTGAGGAAATATTATTTAAAATATATAATCCAATAACTGGAAATTATTTTTCTATTATTAAAGATGCTGATGAAATTAAATATTCTTTAACCTATAATGGAAATACTGAACTACTTTTTACGTCAGACCCAATAACAGCAAATACCATTTTTGCAACAGGATTTAATTTAAGAGATATTTCTGATAATTTTGGTGGAAATGTTAGTTCATTTTTTGGAAATCAAAATTCTTTAAAAATGTATGTAGGCGGAGACAACTTCGGAGAATATTCTTTTACTGGAAAAATTTATTCTGTTGGTATTTGTAATACAAAAAATTTGTCTAAAATATTAGATAATTTTGATGAAAATGGAATTGCTATTTTAGACAATGGCTCAATATTGATTTCTCATACAGCAAGTTACACACTTCTACCTTCCGAAGCATATCAAAAATACTTCTTAGACATAGGCGTTGCTGGAAGTTGGCAAGACTATTTGCCACTTTCTTATTTTGGACAATTTGTAAAAAATAAAAATGGTGATGAATATTATGATTTAGACTTTTTACAGTTTAATTTAGGATATCCAACTACTACAAACATAATTGAAGAATCTGGAAATGCTGGACTTTATTACGATACAACTGGAGCACAAATAAAAAGTTATATTACTTTTCAATATGTCTCTGAAGGTGCAAACATTTCAACACAATTTGCAAATGAACAAGCACTAAACCAGTACAAGGTTATTGATATAGGTGATTATGAAGACTGGGAGACCACAAGATTTGAAGTGTTAAATAACACATTGATTTATCCTATTAAAACAAAAGATTTTAATAGTCTTGCTATTGTTTATACTCTTGAATTTAACAGTCGTGGTATTTTAACTAAACCAATATTTTTAAATAAATTACAGTTGGCGTCTCAGGCCTTTAATGATAATTCATCTAATCCTATTGGAACAAGATTTGGCGTAGATCTGTTTCCTTATAAGAAAAATGGAATATACTTTGACTATAAATCAAAAAATCCATTTAGCATATACAAAGAAAGCACACCATATTTATATCTAACCAAAACGTCTGGAATAGAGGTGCGTGGAGAACTTAATGTTTTAGAAAATCGTGGGCTCTCTCTTCCAATTAATAAAGAACTGGCAACATCTTATAAGGTAAGCGCTATGCAGTTATGGTTAAGATATGACCAAGACACTTTCCCAGAGACAGCAACAGAAATATTTGAAATTAATCATAAAAATGGTACACTAAAATTTTATATTCAGGCAAATAGCGCTACTATGAATAGGGCAAGAGTATTTGTCTTAAATGAAAATGGAGTTGAATATAATGGGCTTGCCTTTTATTTAAATGGCAACCTCGTAAGAGAACCAGTCTTATCTCTTAAAGAGTGGTCATCTATTGGCATTTCTTTTTTAACATCCCTAGTATGTGATTCATATTTGGGAAATATAAATATTACAGGTCCAGCGCTATTTAATAATATTGCATATTATCAAGCAAATAGTTTGCAAGAGGTTGAAAGCAGAACCTTTAGACCTTGGTATAAAGTCTTAACGGATGGCCTTACAACTCTTGATTGGCAATTCTGGAATAATAACTTTACTTGGGATGGCATGTTGGTTATAGGCTCATCTGAGTTTTATGGAATTGACCCGCTGGATATCTATAAAACATACATAGGGACAAATAAAATTATAGTTGACGATGGCGAAGGGCTAATTTATCAGCCTGAAAAATTAAAAATATACTCAGAGGTAGAATGGTCAAGCACTGTCGCTACACCAGTATAATCTGATATACTTGTGGTTATGGAATCATTAATTAACCCAAAAACTGGTAAACCGTATGTACAAAATGTTCGTCGCAAGGTAATAGATAAGCATTATGACTGGGGGCTTTACGTATACAAAAAGTCTGATGGAAAGTGGTTTACAGACGACACTGGGTCAATTTTAAACATACCTTCAGACCGTGGCGATCTATCTAAAATTGCAGAACTGAGAAAGGCTGCCATGCATTATGGAGATGACGGTGAAGGCAAGGCAGTTTTTGTTCCTGGACTTACAAGAATTAGTGAAGAAGAATACTCTGAACAAAAAGAAAGAATGAGAGAAGGACTAATTCCTTCAATGAATGATTTAGGTGCTTGGCATGCAGCACAACAAACATTAGATAAGTATGGAAAGGATGCTGTAAATGAGTGATGAGCAAGAATATATCCGTGTAGGTCTTAATACACAGGACAAAGAAGAAAATCCATTTAAGCATCAAGACCCTTTTAACAAAAGTTGGGAAGACTTAAAAGACTACTCTGGATTAGACCAAAATTTTCGTCGTAGAACAACTCGTAATCTTTCAAAATATATTAGCCCAGAAACAAACCAAGCATATTTAAATGCAGCAAATGTTACACCTTCGGGGGTAGAGGCAAGTTCAAAGCAGATTAATCCTGGCACGGTATACAGGAACGGTTACGGATTATTTGACGTAATTACTCCACCATATAACATGTATGAATTAGCCAACTTCTATGACACATCATTTGCCAACCATGCTGCGATTGATGCTAAAGTAGAAAACGTAGTTGGTCTTGGATACCGTTTTGATATTTCAGATAGAACCATGTTAAGGTTTGAAATGAATGAAGATCAAGCAGCAGTAGATCGTGCTCGTAATCGTATAGAAAGAGCAAAAATTCAATTACGTGATTGGCTAGAAAGTTTAAATGATGACGATAGTTTTACAAAAACTATGGAAAAGGTTTATACAGATCTTCAAGCAACTGGAAACGGATTTATTGAAGTAGGTAGAACCGTGGCTGGTGATATCGGATATGTTGGGCATATTCCAGCAACTACTGTTCGTGTACGTCGTCTACGTGATGGATTTATTCAGATTATTGGTCAAAAGGTAGTTTACTTTAGAAACTTTGGGGCAAAAAATCAAAACCCTATGGGGACAGACCCAAGACCAAATGAAATTATTCATCTTAAAGAATACTCTCCATTAAATACATTTTATGGTATTCCAGATATTGTTGCAGCAATGCCATCTTTAATTGGAGATCAATTAGCGTCTCAGTATAATATTGACTACTTTGAAAATAAAGCAGTTCCAAGATATGTAGTAACTTTAAAGGGTGCAAAGTTATCGGGGGATGCTGAAGATAAAATGTTTAGATTTTTACAAACTGGACTAAAAGCCCAATCTCATAGAACACTATATATCCCACTTCCTGGCGATAGTGATGGTAATAAAGTTGAATTTAAAATGGAGCCAATTGAAAATGGTATCCAGGATGGATCATTTAAAGAGTATCGTAAACAAAACCGTGATGATATTTTAATTGCACATCAGGTTCCAATTTCTAAACTTGGCGGTGCTGATTCAGGCATTGCAGCAGCACTTTCACAAGATCGCACTTTTAAGGAGCAGGTCTCTCGTCCAGCACAAAAACATCTTGAAAAAGTAGTTAATAAGATTATTAAAGAAAAAACAGATATCCTTGAACTTAAATTTAATGAACTCACCCTTACTGATGAAATTGCTCAATCTCAGATTATTGAGCGTTATGTTAAGACTCAGGTTATGACTCCTAATGAGGCTCGTGAAAAATTAGACTTGCCACAAAGGGCAGATGGGGATGATCCTTTTGTTATGTCGCCAAGACAAGCGACTGATTCTAGAGCAAATTTAGCGGGTACTCGCCAAAGAGATTCGGAAAGAACAAATAATAATTCTGATTCATCAACTACGATTGCTGGTCGTAATCCACAGGGTGAGGGTAGATCGTCTCAATAGTTGAGAAAACTATATAAAGCGGTGCTATAATTATAACGTTATGTTAATAAACAAGGCTCATTGGGAAACTAAAGGTGACAATGTTCGCCTTTCAATGCCCATTGGAAAAGTAGATGTTGAACGCCGTATGGTGTCTGGCTTTGCTACGCTTGATAACGTTGATCGCCAAGGCGACATAGTTACAACAGAATCTAGTATAGAGGCTTTTAAAAACTTCCGTGGCAATCTTCGTGAAATGCACCAGCCAAGTGCTGTAGGAAAGATTGTTTCTTTTAAAGAAGACAAATATTTTGATCCAAACGACAAAAAGTTTTATAGTGGAGTTTACGTATCTGCATATGTTTCTAAAGGTGCACAAGATGCTTGGGAAAAAGTTTTAGATGGAACATACACTGGATTTTCAATTGGTGGCAATATAAAGACTTGGGATGATGCTTATGATGAAAAAATTGATAAAACAATTCGTGTAATCAAAACATATGAACTGCATGAGTTATCTCTTGTAGACAATCCAGCAAACCAGTTTGCAAATATTTTATCTATTGAAAAGGTAAATGGACAAAACGTAGTAGATGGATATTTGTCAAAAACAGAAATTGAGAACGTATTTTGGGATTCAGAAAACGGCATTGTTATGGTTTCAGATTCTGATTCAGTAACAAGTCCAGTAACTGGAAACAAAATGCAAAATATTGGTTTTATAGAAAAGAATGATAAAGATAATGCAGAAATGATAAAATTCTTAGTTGATAGTGCTAAAGGCATTAATACAATTAAGATTACTAAGGAGGTAAATCAAATGACAGAATCAACAGAAGCAGTTGTAGAAACTGCAGTTGAAAATGCAGAGATTGCTCCAGAGGCACAGCCAGCAGAAGTAGCAGCAGATGTAACAACAGAGGTTGTTGCAGAAACAGCAGAAACTCCTGCAGTCGCTGAAGAAGCACCAGTAGTTGAAGAACTTGCTGTTGCTAAATCGGATGATGGTGGTGCAGAATCTTCTGCTGCAAAAGCAGCAGTTGAAGTAGAGAATGTAGTGGAAAAATCTATTGCAGATGTTAAAGAAGAAGTTGCCAAGGCAGTTTCAGAAATTAATACTTCTCTTACTAATGCCTTTGGCGATCTTGCTGCAACTATCAAATCTCTTAATGAGAAGGTAACAGCAGTAACAAAATCTCTTGATGCAGTAACATCAGATGTTAACGGTATCAAGAATAACTTTAACGAGTTTGGCAAGCGAGTAGATCTTGTAGAACAAGACACCGCTTTCCGCAAGTCTGGCGATCTAGGCGAGATCGTACAGGAATCACCACAAGTGGTTCAAAAATCCCTATGGGGCGGTCGTTTCCTCACATCAACCGACCTATTTAACTAAGGTAAAATCACTAGGAGGTGAAAAATAATGTCGGAACAAAATAAAGACCTAGAAAAAAACTATCCAGGATCAGGCGGAGCAGGCAATGAGATTAACTCTCAGGGCGGTTTCGTTTCTGGTGGTATTGGTGGTGCAACAGGTTTGGACTCTGCAGCACAGTCTGTAGGATCACAACTTGGTAACACTGCTACTGCAGCATTCGGTTCAACAACTGGAGCAAATGCAGTAAACCCAACAGGTGTTGCAGGTGGTATTTTAGCACCAGAGCAAGCACGTCGTTTTATTGACTACGTATGGGATGCAACTGTCCTCGCTAAAGATGGCCGTCGTGTCACCATGAGAGCAAACACCATGGAAATTGAAAAGGTAAACGTAGGTGAGCGTGTAATTCGTGCTGCTGCTCAAGGCGCACCAGATTATACAAACATCGGCGCAACCTTTACAAAAGTTGAATTAACAACCAAAAAGATTCGTCTTGATTGGGAAGTATCAACTGAAGCACTTGAAGACAATATTGAAGGTGGAGCACTTGAAGATCATCTAGTTCGCTTGATGACCAATGCTTTCGCAAATGATATTGAAGATCTTGCTATCAACGGTCTTGGAACAGGCTCAGACGCATTCCTTTCAATTATGGAAGGATTCGTTAAGCAGACCCGTGGAACAGTCGGAAACGACGCACACGAGTATGCAGCAACTGTTGCAGATAACAACTACACAACATCAGTAATGCAGGGCTTGCTTCTAGCAATGCCACGCAAGTATCGTGCACTTAAGTCAAACCTTAAGTTCTACGCAGGTACTGATGCTTTTGCTGGTATCGTTCGCAACAACGGTACACTTGCAGACGCCATCTCATCAGCATTTGCTGATCGTATTGGTAGCACACAGGCAAATCGTCAAGAATTCCTTGATGGTGGAGCACAAACACTAGGTAACTCACGTACAACTCGTGTACTTGGTGTAGATGTTCTTGAGGTTCCTTACTACCCTGCAGGTTATGTTGATTTAACATTCCCTCAGAACCGTGTATGGGGCTTCCAGAGAGACATCACTGTAAACCGTGAATACAAGCCAAAGAAAGACACAATTGAATACACAGTATTCGTACGCTTTGGTATTCAATGGGAAGAACTAGATGCAGTCGCTTATGTTGACTCAGATAGCGCTGATTCCTAAAATATAACAATCACGTACTAGGGAGGGCGGTATAAAAACCGTCCTCCTTATTGTTATTCTGGTATAATTACAAATGAGTACAGGAGAATTATGAATACAACAATGGAAGAACTATCAACTAAAAGCGTCTTAGCATTAAAGTCATATGCTAAAAAAAATAATATAGAACTTTTTGAAGCAACTACCAAACTTGAAATTTTAGAAATTATTGCTAGTTGGTTTCCACCAGAAAATAAAGAAGAGCGTGTAGAAGAAGTAGATAAGGCTGAAAACATAACAAACAAAGTAGCCTTATATTCAGATAAAAATCTTCACATGGATAATTTGGGTGCATTAAAAGTGGGGTACAACATAGTATCAAAGGAGGCATCGGAAAAGTGGCTAACTCACAGGCTAGTACGTATAGCGTCGCCTGAAGAAGTAGCATCTTATTACCGTAAAGATTAATGTCAACAATACTTCGCTTACCACCATATCCGCTTTCCGTAACCTATAAGGTTCCAGACGAAACAGCAGACTATATACTTGTCATTGAAGATGTTCCAGAGCAAACAGAAATTGAAGAATTCATTAGTGGAGAATCTGGATTAACATCTTCCTCAGAAGGAACAATTACATATGAGTTAAATGGAGATTTTGTAAAATATGACAAATCTTATGCAGTTACTATTTATGAAGATATTAATGGAGAACGTGGTGACATTGTAGTTGAAGATAACCTACAGATTGAGCGCCCATACGTAGATCCAACAGAACTGGCAATTGCAAACAATGAAACCTCTGCAACAGATATTGCCAAGTATAAAGAATATGAATCGTTAGCACGAGCAATTATTGATACTATAGTTGACGGATTTTATTATAAACGCAAATATCTTGAGGTAGTTGGACAAGAAACAGACTATATTCCACTTTGGGATAGAACACATAAAATTTTAAAGGCATATGAAAATGCAGAACTGGTTTACGATATTAATGATTCAGATGGACCAGCATTAGGCGATTTTAATTATTTAATTACTAAAGATAAAACTGCAATTACAAAAGACCCAGTACAAGCAACAGATTCTTTAAATAGGGCAGAAAGACGTCCAGCAAGAATTCCAGTAGCCTCTTCAGATTCATTTGCAATATTTGATACAGAGGATAGTGGAAATGTTCAGACCATCACCGCTGGCGTAGGATTTCCAAATGGAACAGATTATATTTTCTTAGTAGAAACAGGATATAAGGTGGTTCCTATTGATATTCAAGATGCTACAAAGTTATTGATTAATGATATTAAATGTGGCAAATTAGATTATTATAAGAGATATGTAAAAAACTACAGCACTGATCAATTTAAAATTGAGTATGACAAGAGAATGATTGAGGGTACTGGAAATATTATTGTAGACAAGATTTTGTCTAAGTATGTTGATAATATTGTTCGTCCTGGAGTTTTATAATGAACTCATGTGAAGTTACAGATTTTATGTATCCAATGAAGGCTGATGTATATTTTCCAATTCTTACACAAGGAGATTACGGTCAACCTAAAAAAGATTGGGTTTATGATAGAACTGTAATTTGCAATGCAACACCAGTAGGTGGTTTAGGAACAGAAGATATTAAACCAGAAGCATTTTTACAATATGAAAATAAACTTATTGCAAGGACCCAAAATGACCCCAGACTTTCTTCAAATAATGCTAACAATGCAACAACAAACATACTTGTAACAAATGTTAGAGATGCAAGTGATAATGTAATTTATAAAGAAACCGCTGGTCCAAGATCTGGCAGGGGGACTATTTATGAGATAGCAACAGTTGAGCCATTTACTGGACCATTTGGATCTATAGAATATTATAAAATGTTATGGCGTAGAACTGAAAATCAGACCGTGGGTGACTAATGATAGTTACAATGAATACAAAACTTTTTGATAAACAAATGAAAAATATTATTGACTATTCTGTTGGATTTTTAGATGGTATTCATAAAGGTAAAAAAATATTTTTAGATAGACTAGGCCTTGGAGTAATTCAGGCTCTTGCACAATATGTTGATGTTGAAGCAAGATCAAATCCAAAAGCATTGCACCATATTTATGAGTGGAATCAAACTGGTAGCCCAAATGCAAGATTGTTTGATTTAAAATATACTGTTAGTAATCTTGGATTGTCTATTAATTCTTCATTTAGACAGTCAAGAACGGTGTCTGAAAAAATGACTGTGCCATTTTATAATAAAGCAAAGATTATGGAAAATGGTGTTCCAGTTACAATTGCGCCAACTAAATCTAGGGTGTTAAAATTTGATGGACCAAGTGGAGAAGTTTTTACAAGTAAGCCAATTACCGTAGACAATCCTGGGGGAGATATGGTTTATGGAAGTTTTGAAAAAACAGTAGATGAGTTTATCTTAAGATATTTTAAGCAATCATTTTTAAAGGCTTCTGGTATTTATGATTATATTAAAAAACCAAAACTTTATAAAACAAACATGAAGGCTGGATCAAGAATGGGCAGAAGCAAGGGTATTGATACAGGCTTTAAATGGATTGCTAATGCAACAATTGGGGTAGAATAAGACTATGAGTATATTAACAGATACTGGTTTTCCACCTACATTTTTAAATAGATATGTTTTGTCTGAGTTGGCATACTATGGTCTTGTAGCAGATTCAGACCTTGTTAACCCAACCCCAATGGTTCCAGCGCAATTTCCAACAAACATTGAAGACCTATATAATGACAGCATTCAAATAAGACAAACAGAAAGTCCAGTTCTTATTGTTTACGATAGATTGATGAGATTTAGACCTACCCCATTTTATGCTCACAAGCGAGAACAACTCATATATTTTGTATACTCTACAGATGCTGGTAAATTAATAGATTCTATACGTGTTATTTCAAATGCTCTTGATCGTGAAGACGCTTCAGCCCAGGATGTAAATTCCTATAGTCTTTCAAACCCAATACTAAACTCTGCTGGAGAGGTATCTATTCCGTATAACATTTATTTTCATAATACTAGGGTATATCAGGCAGATGAAAGTAGAGACGTAGCAGAGTTGGCTTCGGCAAGAACCCTTTTTGTTAACAAATTAATCATTGAGTATGATTATCATATTAAAACTGAGGCAAATTCTAGGTATACATAAAAGGCAGTATAATAGGTTTTGAGGAAACACGCCAAACAACTTAATATACTTTATGAAAGAGGTGAAAATAATATGCCATATAGCCGTGGTACGTCAAACAACATTATCGTTGGTGCAGCAGCACTTTTCGTTGCTGATACAACTCTAACTCCAGGTACACTGGAGTCTTTTGACGCAAGCGAATCTTTTAAAGAAACACTTGCAGACGATGCATCGTATACCAACGTAGGTTACACCATGAACGGTCTAGAATTGCAGTTCCAACCAGACTTCGGCGAAGTCCAGGTAGACCAAATTCTTGACGTTGCAAAACTATATAAGCAAGGTATGCAGGTTAATCTTGCTACCGCTTTTGCTGAAGCAACACTAGAAAACTTGCTTCTTGCATTAGCATTCTCTGATGCACAACTTACAGGAAACAAGGCAGCATCTACAGGTCAGACACTTAATCTGTCTGCAGGTGAACTTGGAGAATGTCCAGTAGAACGAGGAATCGTTGCTGTTGGACCAGGAACTGGAGATTGCGACAACTCTGACTCTGTTGAGCGTGTTTACACAGCATATCGTGCTCTATCAATTGAGAACGTAACTGTATCCGCAAAGCGTGACGAAGCGTCAATGTTTGAAGTTTCATTCCGTCTTCTTCCAGAAGATGCGTCAGGATCATACGGTAAGATCGTAGATCGTACATTTGGTCAATCATAATCTAATTTTAGATTAAGGCAAAAGCCCATCTCTTATGAGGTGGGTTTTTTGTTTTGCCTGTGATAGAATAGATAAATCATGGCAACAACAGTTTATCAAAATAAAATAATAAATCTTATTGATGGAACAGAACTAGAAATTATTCCATTAAAAATAAAATATCTTCGTGAATTCATGGAGGCTTTTGAAGATGTAAAAAAAGCCAAAGACGATGACGAAGCAATAGATTGCTTAATGGAATGCGTTAGAATTACCATGAAACAATATTATCCAGGAATAGCGTTAAAAAAGGATGACATAGAAGACAGTTTTGACATGCCTACAATATATACAATTTTGGATGTTTCGGCAGGAATAAAAATAAATAGAGGGTCAGAAGAAACTGTTAAAACTCAGGCAACAGAGAGTGGATCAACTTGGTCTGATTTAGACTTAGCAAAAATTGAGGCTGAAGCCTTTTTGTTGGGTATCTGGAAAGATTATAAGGAATTAGAGGAGTCTTTGTCTATGCCAGAGTTAATGGCTACACTTTCTAGTCGTAGAGAACTTGATTATGAAGAAAAAAAGTTTCTTGCTGCAATTCAGGGGGTAGATTTAGATAAGCAGTCTGGGTCGTCACGGGGACAAAAAGAATGGGAAGACATGAAGGCTAGAGTGTTCAGTAAGGGTGCAACAAATGATAGTAAAGATATTTTAGCGCTCCAAGGACAAAATGCTAAAAAAGCAGGGTTTGGCATTGGCATGGGCTTAGAGTACGAAGACTTAACAAAATAAAATAATAAAAAACAAACAATCGTCATGCTATAATTGACATAGCCTATAGGAGGAAAAATCAATGGCAACAAGCACGTATGAAGAGGTAGAACTAGTTCTTTTGGACGGTACAAAGATTAAAGCAAGACCGCTTAAAATCTCATTACTTCGTCCATTTATGAAGAAGTTTTCAGAACTAGCAGAGGTGGCAGAAGATAATGACAAGTCAACGACTGTCCTTATTGATTGTGTTCAAATTGCTATGAAGCAATATAAGCCAGAAATTGCAGATGATGCTAAAAAGTTAGAAGAAAATATTGATCTTCCAACTGTTTATAAAATTATTGAATCTGCTTCAGGGGTAAAACTTCAAGATGCAAATGCACTCTTGAACACAGTTCTTGCAAACAACTAAACAATGAGGTGACAAATGAGTGATGTTAATGCCAAAATTGGCGTACAAATTGATACGTCGCAGGCGTTAGCGGAACTTAAAAGTTTACAGCGACAGTTAGCACTATTCCATACTTCGGTATCAAAGGGTAGTGCTTCTGCTGCTGCTCAGCAACGAAACATGCAGCAGAATCTGCTGAACTCAATAAATGCTACTGGCAAATTCTCAGCACAAATGGGTGTCGTTAGAACATCCACAGAGTCTTTTACAAATGCTCTTGAAAAAAACAAACTTTCAATGCGGGAGTACTTCCGCTACGCTGGTGGATCTACAAAAACATTTGGAAGATTATTTAAATCAGAATTTGACACAATTGGCAAGGTAGCGCAAGATCGTGTAAAAAGATTACAAACACAATATATTAAATTAGGCCGTGATGCCAGCGGTGCAATGAAGGCTATTTCTGTTACTCCAACTAGCCTAAACATGAAAGATTATGGCACACAGGTTGCACTAGCAGCACAGAAACAGGCACTATTTAATCAGTTAGTAAAACAAGGTTCAACCAATCTTTTAAATTTTGGTAAAAATACACAGTGGGCAGGTCGCCAACTTATGGTCGGCTTTACAATTCCGCTTGCCTATCTTGGAACTGTCGCTGGAAAAACTTTTATGGATCTTGAAGCACAGGCCATTAGGTTTAAGCGTGTATATGGAGATATATTTACAACAACAGAACAAACAAATGAGGCTCTTAATAATGTAAGAGAACTGGCAGAATCATTTACTAAATATGGAGTTGCAGTTGTAGATACGATGAAGATGGCAGCAGATGCTGCAGCAATGGGTAAGACTGGAGCAGACCTTACTGCACAGGTTGCACAGGCTACTAGACTTGCTGTTCTTGGCGGGGTAGAACAAGGACAAGCCCTAGAAACAACTATATCTATTACAAACGCATTTGGTACAGCAGCAGAAGATTTAGCAAAGAAAATAAACTTCCTTAACGCAGTTGAAAACCAAACAGTCGTATCTATTGAAGATTTGACTATTGCAATTCCTAAAGCAGGTCCAGTTGTAAAGCAACTTGGTGGAGATGTTGAAGATTTGGCATTCTTCTTAACAGCAATGAAAGAAGGCGGAATCAATGCATCAGAGGGTGCTAACGCACTTAAGTCTGGTTTAGCATCACTTATTAATCCAACTAAAAAGGCATCTGAGATGCTTGCAGATATGGGAATTAATATCAAAGCCATTGTTGAAGGTAATCAGGGAAATATTCAGCAAACAGTAATTGATTTTTCCAGAGCACTAGATACACTTGATCCTCTTAATCGTGCTCGTGCAATTGAACAGTTGTTTGGTAAGTTCCAGTTCTCACGTCTATCAACACTATTCCAGAACGTAACCAAGGATGGAACACAGGCTGCAAAAGTTCTTGGGTTGACAACAAATTCTGTTGAGCAACTCGCAATTATGTCTGAAAGAGAACTTGGAGTTTTAGAGGATGCGGTTGGAACTAAGTTTAAAAAAGCAATTGAAGATCTTAGATTAACACTTGAGCCAGTTGGTAAAACATTTTTAGAAGCAGTAACACCAATTGCACAATCAGTTGCAGGTTTATTAGATAAGTTTAATAACCTTGGGGATGGCACAAAGAAATTTATTGTAATTGCAACAACGCTGGTTGGAATAATTGGTCCAGTATTATTAATGACTTTTGGTTTGCTTATGAACGCAGTGGCAAACGGCATAAAACTATTTGCAATAATGCGTACAGGATTTTTAAAACTTGGTGGAAATAGTAAAATCCTTGCAGAACAAACAAATTATTTATCAGTAGAACAACTAGAGGCTGCAACAGTAGCAGCATCACTAAACCAAGCACACAATAGGCTTACGCAGCAATTTAATATTGAGGCATCTGCTGTTAGAGCACTTCGTCAAGCCTATATTGATGCGACAGTAGCAGCAGCAAACTTTGCTAGAGCCAACCCAGGAATGATGATGCCTGGCAAAGGCGGGGTACCAAAGAAATTTGCAAGAGGAACTGCATCTGTACCAGGAAGAGGTAATAAAGATAATGTTCCTGCAGTACTTATGCCTGGAGAAGCGGTTATCCCAACAGACATTGCACAAAACCCACAAGTCCAGCCAATTATTGAGGCATTGCTTAGTGGTAAACTTCAGGCATTTGGCAATGGTACTGGAAATGCACAACCATTTGCTAACTCTCCACAGTTCCAACCAGTAATGGATCTAAGTGGACCTTCATCACAGGTTCTTAATACTAATCCAAGCCAAGTAAACGACCTTCTTGCAGGCAGATCTAGAACAACAGAAACCAACGAAGCCTTTGCTGCAAGAAGCGCAGCACTTCTTGCAAGAATGAATGCAAGAAAAAATCCAACTAAATCAAACTTAGTATTTGGACATGCCGTAGATCATAAACAAGTTTCTGGAGCAAAGGTTTCAGAACAATTTAGACAACTTGGTTTTGGAAGAGAGAATTTATATACTGCTGTTGGATTTGACATTCCTAAAGAGATGAACTCTCAACTAAATAGAAAAAATTCAACAGTTACTGCTGGAGACTATAGACGAGCAATTCTTGATGACAACTCTTTAAGGACAATGACAATAAGTCTTTCAAAGCAGGGAATTCCAGATACAGATGCACTTAGAGTTGCAAAAGAAATTAGAACAAATTTATTAAAATCTTTAAATTCTTTACCAGATAGTGCCTTAATTAATGACAAGATGATTTATTCTAGAATGGGTAACGAAAGATCTGGAATTATGGGTGCTCTTGCAAAATCTACAGATCCAATTGTATCTAGATCAGCAAGAACATTACTTGGCGCAGCATCTACAAGTGCTGTTGGCGGATCAAAAATTAAAACAGATAAGTTAAAGTCAATTGATGATGTTATTAGGGCTGTACAAAAAACTAATTCAAATCCAATATTAGTTAAAAAATTAAATGAGTTAAAGGCGATTGATCCAAAACTATTAATTCCAACCAGTTTAAATGATAAAGGTGAAATTGTTGCTTACCGCAGACCTGAAATAACAGGTGGAAAAATTACAAAAAATAATGTAATCAATGGATTAATTGATGGAAAGTTTAAGTCACAAAGAGAATTCCTTGGTGGAGGCAGACAAGTCCTCAAGATTACTAAGTCAATGAATGATCGTTTTGATAGATTAATTAGTAAACAACCTCAAAAAGAAACTGTTGCTGTTAGAGCAAGAGGAGAATATAAGGTTGATGCAAAAGGTAATTTAATACCATTAACTGGACAAAATACTGAAAGAAAACCAGCATCTATTCAAACAACAAGCAGAAATGTTTCAGATAATAGAACAACAACACTTAATCCAAACGAAACTGTAGTTCAAAGAATGCGAAGACTTCGTGGGTTTGCAAATGCACCACAAGTTGATCCAAAAACTGGAAGAACTACACTTGGAGAAGTATCACAATCAGCAAGGCTGTCTCGTGCTCAGTTGTTAGCAGCAGTAGAAAAGATAAGTTTAAAAGAGGCCAAACGGCGCATTGCAGCAGAGGGCAAACTAACAAATGCAATGAATGAGTCTACAGAGGCTCAAAAAACAACAAAGCAAAAGTTATCAGAGTTTAGTTCAAAGGCAAGTCTTGGTATAGGTGCAGTTTCTGGACTTACAATTGCAGCATCTTTTGCTGGCGGTAAATTAGGAGAAATGGCTCAAACAATAATGCCATTTGTTTTTGGGCTACAAGGAATTACAATGCTTCTTCCTATGCTTGCAAATCCTTGGGTTGCAATAGTAGCAGCAATTGCATTAGTAGGTGGAATATTAATAAAAATGGCTAAAGATATAGAAAAGGCAAGAAAAGAAGGAGTTGATCTTGCTAATGCTATGTCTATGACATCTAAAAAGTTAGTAGATTTATCGGTCATTGCGGGAACAGTTAGTGCAAGTGAAGAGGCTGCAAGAAGAAGAAAAAATATTGTTTCTGGCACAGTTGAAGGACAACGACAATTTGGGCAAAATGTTTTAGGAAGCGAATTTGGAAAACAAATACTTGCAGACATACAAGTTCAGGCTAAAAGTGGTAAATCAGTTAAAGAAATATCTCAAAACCTTGCTAATAATTTAGCAGTTGCAGTTGCACAAGGAGCAGTAACAACAAGTCAAGCAAGAAGTATTGCTGCAGCACTTGGAGAAGAACTTGGAAGTTATGAGATACCAGCACTTGTCAGTGGAAAACTTGTATCTATTCTTGGTCCAAATGGAGAAAACCTTGCTAATGATCCATTACAGGTAACACTACAAATACAAAAAGATTCTATGCAACGACAGGCTGATTCACTTAAAACAGCAATTGATGGTGCTATTAGTGAGTCAACTGTTCCAAACGTATTATCAAGACTTGCTGGATTTGGACTAATTGCTGGTGGTGTGGCAGCAACCGTTCTTACTGCTGGAGCAGCAGCGCCAGTAGGCGCAGCAGCAGCAGCCACAGGTGCTGGTCTTATGGTTGGTGGAGAATACGATGCTAATAAGAGAAAAGCCGTAAATGTTAAACTTGCAGCAGCAGCAGTTGAACTTGGAATACAAGAAGTAGCACAAAATCAAGGACTTGTAGATTCATTAAATAAACAATATGATATAAAATTAAAATCTGCAAAAACAGAACAAGAAATAAAAACAATTCAAGATGAAAGAAAAATTGCTCTTGATCAATTAAATTCAAGTAATGCAAAAGCATTAGCCTTGTTAGTAGGTCAAAGAAATCAATTAGGCGAAGAAGCATTTACTAAAGGTATTAAGGCAGCAGCAGATGCAATGTATAAAGAAGGTCCTATGGCTGTCTTTAAAGATCAGGCAATAGAGGCTTTAAATAAATTAAAAGATTCAAACTTTAAGGCACAATTGCAAATAGGTCTTGCTTCTGGACAAGTTAGCCCAGCAGTCATTACAAAAATTCTTTCAACTGCAGCAGGAAACAAGGGATTTGAAGCATCATTTAACCTTTTGGTTGATAAGCAAGGGCTTGCAGATGCTGCATTGATAGCAGAATTATTACCAACAGATGGTGCTACAGATACAAGTAGAACCCTTATGCTTTCATATATTAATAATAATAGTGAAGATTTTGATAAAGATATGCAGGCTTTAAGTTTCTTAAATCAAATAAATCCTACATATGGAATTACTCTTGACCTTAAGGCCAATGGAGTACAGCAATTAGCAACAGCAACAAATGCATTAAGACAAGTTGAAACACTTCCAGACAAATTGACAAAAGAGGCAGTTGCAAAACTTGCAGAAGAAAAGCCAGGAGAGTGGAAAGCATTTTATGATCAATGGGCGATATTATCTGAGGGTAAAGATGTTATAAATAAAAACTTAAAGGTTGCTTTTGATGTTGTCTCTAATGATCCAAACTTTAAGGGTTTTGGTGCTTCTGCTGGCAAGAATGTAGCAGATTTAATTGCAAAAGGTGGTATTTTACCAGGTCCGATTCCAACAGGACCAGCCACACCACCTTCTTCAAATAAAACTAGAGATACATTCCTTGATGACTTATTAGTAAAATTAAAGTTGTTTAGAAAAGAATCTGTAAATGCTACTGGTGGCTGGAACGAGTTATTAAAACAACTTGGCAAAGGTAAAACAATAGATGGCTTTAATGGTGTTGTCAATAAATTATCAAAACTAAAAGTTAATGAAAGTGTTTTGCAATTTGCAGAAGGACTAGATGCAGAAAATGCTGCAAAATTCTTTAATAAAGTTACAGATAAGGCTAAAAATGGAAAATTAGTTTTAAATCAATACGGCAAAGCACTTAATCAATTATTCCCTACAGTTCAGGCTGGAACTTATTTAAGAGCACAAGAAAAAATAAAAAATGAAAACAATATACAAATTAAAGCATTGGAAATTCTTAAGAAAAAGGGCGTTGATGCAGCCACTGCCTTAAAAATGCTTGAAGATCCAGCGATGGCAGCAGCAGTTGCAACTGGCAAGATAAGTCCTGAAGCATTTACTAAGATGGCTGACGAAACAAAGAAAGCAACTGTTGAGGCCAGAAAATTTGAAGCAGCATTAAAGGCTGTTCAATTTGAAGCAGATGAGTTAGCAGAAGGTGCAGCAGAACAGTTAAGCGAAAGATTTGATTTTGGATTTCTTGAAATTGAAAGAAAGGCAAGAGCAGCATTTAAGTCAATAAATAAAATGACTCCAGAAGAAATGGAGTTAAGCGTTGCTCTAGATGAAAGATCAATTGATAAAATACAAAATACGATTGGTGATATTAATTCAAAGATTAAGTCTTATAATCGTACTCTTGATTTGATTGGTAGACAAGAAACTGCAATCACCGAAACGTATGACCAAAAAATTGATTCTTTGAATAAACAGAGAGATGCTCTGGAATCAATAAAATCAATAAATTCATTTTTAATTTCACAACAACAAAAACAACTTGGCATTGCTAATGCATTAACACAAGGTGACATTTCTGCTGCAGCAGCAGCAGCACAAGAAATGAGAGCAGAGTCTGCACAAGAATCTTTGAATAGAATGGGTGTTGGATTAGAAACTGCAGCGACTAATTTAGAATTACAAAAACAAAGGGAATTGTCTTCAATTACAGCAGTTGTTAATGGTCAAAAATTAACTAGAAAGCAAATTGAAACAGAGATAATTACTTTAAGTGATCAAATTTATAATATTGAAGTAGTACAACTTGAGCCTTTACAAAGACAAGCAGATATAAAACGACAACTTTTATCGGACCTTGCATTCCAAATTGACAGAGAGCAAAAATCTTTACAGATTAATGGAATGACAAGACAAGAGTGGAATTTTATTCAGCAATATGTAGAGGCATCTAATAAAGAATCAAATAGCCTAAAGATTAATATAGATGGAATTGCAGCATCTTCCACTACAGCATCAGGTGCATGGGCAAGTATTCTTGCATCAATGCAGGCTGCATCAACATTAAGTTTTAACACTCCAACAAATACGGGCACCCCATTTGGACAGGCAGGCTCAACCACAGGATCAACAACATCAACAACATCAACAACAAAAAAATCAACTGGATCAACAGTTACAGTAAAGTCTGGCAACACATTAAGTGGAATTGCATCAAAAGCAGGAGTTAGCCTTGCAAGTGTAATTAAGGCTAATCCACAAATTAAAAATCCAAGTTTGATTAAACCAGGACAGGTTATTAAGATACCAGGAAAAATGTATGGTGGCATGGTTAAGCCAATGAGTATGGGTGGTATGGTTCCTAAGTATCTTGCTACTGGTGGACGCATAGGCTCTGATAGTGTACCAACAATGCTTACCCCTGGAGAATTCGTAATGAATAAGGGGGCGACTGCAGAGTTTGGCCCAATGTTATCAATGCTAAATGAGTCAAAATATCCATCAATGATCGGAAACAGAATGGGCGCACAGGTTCCAGTTAATAATGTTTCAACGTCTGTAAGCGATAACTCAACGGCAGTGTATAATTATAATTTAGGCTTTAGCATTAATGGAAGTAACTCAAACGCCAATGACATTGCTAGAGTCGTAATGAGAGAAATTAAAAATGTTGATGCACAAAGAATTAGGGGGCAAAGAGTCTAATGGCTACTAGTGCTTATTTGACGGGTAGACGAAGGTATACAAGACCACAGGGCATATTATGGGCAAACAACCCTGGAACGCTCTCTAATGGCCTATACGTGCCAAATGGCATAGAGGTAGGTGCAGATACAGAAGAAACAGATGTTAATCTGTTAGACCAGTTTATCATTTTGTCTGATCACAATAGGGGTGAAATGCAATTTAATACCCAAAGAATTGAACAAAGAACAAGAACTATAAATGGTCGTATGCGTTCATATCATATTGCAGATAAGTTGAGTATGTCTGTATCTTGGAGTATGCTTCCTTCAAGAGGATATGCAGGATTGGCTAGTTTTAATGAAACAACAGGTATAGCACCAAGTGAAGGATCTATATCAGAATATACAGCAGACGGTGGTGCTGGTGGAGTAGAAATTCTTGATTGGTATGAAACTCACCAAGGGCCTTTTTGGATGTACCTTGCTTATGATAAGTATACAAACTTACAAGGGCAAGAATACAAGTATGATGGTTTAAACAGATACAATCAAATCATTCAAGTTTATTTTGCAGATTTCAATTATTCCGTGGTAAAGCGTGGTGCAACAAATCATGATCTTTGGAACATATCGGTAACACTGGAAGAAGTTTAAATGTTTGAAAGTACTGAGTTAAAAAATCACTTTGAAACATCTGCAACAATACAAACAGAGTCCTTAGTTCTGGCTGAGTGGAATATGAATATGCCAGACAACATATTTAAACTTGGAAATTATAGATATAGACCTCAAGAACAAAGTTCTCAATTTTTAACATTAATAAATACTTTTGATCCAGCAGATACTGGTTTATTTTATACAGGTGCAACAGATGCAGATGTTGTTATTGATGGGGGGTTTGAGGACAATGATACACCACAAGTTTTTACCTCAACGAAAGAAAAAGTTAAACTTTTATATTCTTTAGAAGATTGTATAAAGCCTTTTAGACCAAGGTCTGGAATTAATAAGGCAGCATTTTTTAACGGAAGATATCTAGCAAACTCTGGAAAAGATATTGCACGACGACCAAGATACTATATGCCATCTAGATATGATCAATTTAAATACTGGACTTCTTTTAGAACTGAGGGTGGTACTGAAAGAGGTATTGCAAAAACAGTAGTTAATGGAAATTATTACATAGATGATGCCGTTCCTTTTGTTGTATATAAAAATAACGTACCAACAAATAGAATCGTAGTAAAAATGCAAACTAATGTTGGCGATATAAATCTTGGAGATTTTACGGATATTTCTAGAACATTTGCAGATCCACTATATGGCAATGCAAATAAAACAACTCCAACAAGGTGGAAAATTCAATACCTTGAAGGAGACAATTGGGCCGATGCATATGCTTTTAATGAAAATGATTTAAGAGAAGATGGTTCTGAAATTATTTCTAATGATGGATATATTGAATTGCAATATGCACTAAAAAATATTCCAGATAAATTTAAAGATAATTTTGTTTTAGCAGAAACATTTTCCTCTTCAACACTATTGCCAACAGAATCAGTTGATGGATATGCATATTTAATTATTGAAAATGAAGGAGAGGCTGGAGTATTTTATGTTTGGAACTCAACAGCAGAAGAATATGAAACATTTATTCCTTCATATGGTTGGATTTTAGGAAATGAAAAAATTGACAATAAAACAAATTTTGTAACAGACCTAACATCACCACTATCTTTTACAGAAACAGCAAATGGAAAAATAGTTTATAGAGAGTTTCAAAATATTCGTGGATTAAGAATTGTTGTAGAAAAAATGAATAAGTTTGACTCTACTTTTGATTTAATTGAAATGTCACCAAGGCTTGTTGTTAATATATCTGATAAGGTTATAGAATATAATGTAAAAAAAATGCTTTCAGATTTAGGAAATTCTTCTTTGCCAGTAGGTCAGTTGTTGGCTTCAACTGGAAATCTTTCTATATTTGATGATGATCAAGCATTTAACGATAACAATAGCAATAGCATTGTTAGTAATTATATTCGTAAAAATATAAAGTTTAATTTTTATGAAAAAATATTAAATGTGAGTGGATATGATTATTGGGTACCTATTAAAACCTTATATTCAGATGGTTTTCCACAAGCAAACGTAACTGCTGGAACATTAGACTTATCTTTAAGAGATTTTTATTTCTTTTTAGAATCTATGCCAGCGCCACGAATGTTGGTTACAGAGGTATCACTTAGTTATGCTATTACTTTAATTCTTGATTATATTGGATTTAGTAATTATATTTTTTATAGAAACACAGATGAGCCAGAAGCAATAATCCCATACTTCTTTATTGCACCAGATCAAACTGTAGCAGAAGTTTTGAATCAATTAGCGGTAGCAACACAAAGCGCAATGTTTTTTGATGAATATAATAATTTTGTTGTAATGAGTAAAAATTATATGCTACCAAAAGAAAGCGATAGGGACACCAATCTTATTTTGTCTGGATCAAATAATCAGTCTGTTAGCGGAATAATTGAAAACCAGACATCAGGAACTTTGCCTAATATTTTATCAATAGCATCTGAGGATAAAAAAGTTTATAATAATGGAAAAATTAATTATACAACTAGATACATTCAAAGATCTTATGGAAATATTCGTCAAGCAAGTATGATTGATAAAGAAAAAACTTGGATATATAAGCCAGCATTACTTTGGGAAGCATCAGGAACTGATTCAACAAAAACAATTAATGAGGTTGCATCTAGACAGTCAAAGTATGTTCTTGGTGCAATGCCAATAAACTCAGATCTATCTAATAGCATTCCAACAGTAGTTAATCATAAAATTCAAAACAATGTAATAGATCTTGGAGAAAATGTTTATTGGCTTACTAGGTATCAAGGATATTTTTATTCTAATGGAGAAATAATTAGATATGATGCTGCTCAATTTAATGTTACGCTTGCAATTTGGTATCCTGTTCAGTCAGATGGATCTCTGCTAGAGTCTTCACCACAAATTGTTTTACCTGGAAGATTAGCCCCAACTAGTTTTATTGATAATTTAGATAAAAGGGTTGCAGGTGGAGAGATTACTGAAGCGCAAAAGGGTCAAGAAATTCAGGCATGGAGAAGTTCACATAGGCAGGGTAGTAGCAATGTCTGGATTACAAGTAATCAGGAATATCAAAATTATTTTAAATCATTGCCTTTTAATGGAAAAATATACCCTACAGGATTGGTGAGAATATATACTGTTCCTTTTTATGAAACAGTTGATGGCATTACTCGTTTACAAAATGGTTCAGTTTATGAGCACGGACGTGCACAATTTGGAACACCAATCACCACACACTCTGCAGGAATAAATTCATATTGGTCAAATAATGACTATGTGAAAGGGTGCGAAATGAAAACAGAGTACTTGTTTACAACATCGCTACTTGAGGACATATCAATACCATCAACAACGACTGGTGCAGCAGGAATTAATAATATAAAGGCAAGACAAACATCAAGAAATGGAACTATCAAAAACTTTATGTCTTCCAGTTATTCAACTGAAACATTGGTTAACAGCACATTATCAACCCAGTCTGGAACAATACAGTCTTCTGCTTTGGTTATGAATGGTCCATCATTTACTACAACAGAAAAGCCCATTGATTTAGTTTCATATGTTTACAAAAATTTAAACAATGCATACAAACATTTTGGGGCCAGAGTAAGAATTATTGGAAAAATTGAAAACAATGAGATTCGTAGTCAAACTCCAACAGGAAGCGTTACGTACTATCAAGTTGCTGGAGTAAGGCCAGATCAAAACGTAAATATTGGAGGAGGATCTGGCGGTTTGGCAGTATTGCTTAATCCAGAAACAAACAACGGCTATTATTTTGAAATTGTTGCTTTAACAGAGCAAAATGTAGAGTCATACTTAAATCTAGATAAAAATAATAAATCTAGTATTTCAATTAACAACGTGGTATTTTATAAAATTAAAAAGAACTCTTCAAACACAGAAGCAATACCTGTAAAACTTTGGGGCGGATTGTCAAAAATAATAGTTGATGATGGTAGGTTTACAGGACAGTATAGGATGACTGGTGAAGAAAATCCAACAGTTTATGACTTGGCTGTAGAATATCAGGATATAGGAAAAATTAGAAGGTTCTTTTTGTATATCAATAATCAGTTAGTTCAGGTTGTAGATGACCCAGATCCACTTCCAGTGTATAACAATATGGCCCCATTTGTTCGTGGATCTTCTAGGGTTATGTTTGAAAATATTTATGCATTATCTGAAAACTATTCTCAAAATAGTGTTTTTACAGTTGGAGAAACTCTTTCATCAGCATTTGGAAATAAAGAAATAAATGCTAGTGAATCTTTTAGAAGGTATGCTATGAGCGGAATTATTCAATCAACCTATCTATCTGGAATTAGTTCTCAAGAATCTCCTAAATATAATTTATATTTTGAAGAATTTGGTTCAATTATGAGAGAATGCTCATATTTTAATATTAAATATGATCGTGCATATCCCGCTCTTTATGCTCAAATATCTCCAACATTTAATAAAATAAAGGGTTATACAACATCTGGGTTTTATGCTGATTCTTATGGTGCTGAGTTTTTAATTTTTAACGCTACAGATACAGCAATCAATCTTGACGAAACTAGCGGAAATTATTTAAGAGTTCAAGGTATTACCTTCACTCAAGATACAACCCATGAATTAACAGTTGACGAATATTTTAAAAAGCGCAGTAATTTTTCTAATCCACAGTTAACTAGTTCTTCTCAAATTATTTCTCCACTTATTGAAAAAGAAAAATTTGATAACATTAAATTAAGTAGAATGATATATGGTAATAATGATTTTACCTTAGATACTCCATATATCCAAACACATGACGATGCTGAAAATTTAATGGGATGGCTTATAGATAAGTTAATGGTACCTAAAAAATCTATTGGGGTAAAGATTTTTACAACTCCAACTATACAACTTGGCGACATTGTTACAGTTGACTATAAGGATTCTAACAATTTGGACCTAGTAACAAAAAATACTTCTAGGTTTATAGTATATAGTATTGATTACACAAGAAGATTAAGTGGTCCTGAGATGATGCTTTACTTGGCGGAGGTGTAATATGGGTGCTTATGATGATGGAGGAATGACTAGAGCCATTGCTGCTGCTAAGGCTGCTGGGATTCCAACACAAAGTGCAGGTACCCCATTTGGTCAAGCAGGTTCAGGTGCTCCAATTAAAGTAACCGTTGAAAGAGGCGATACTCTATCATCTATTGCAAAAGAGAACAATACAACGGTTAAGGCAATCCTTGCTGCTAACCCAAAATTTACTGAAGATCCAAAGTATAAAGGTGGCAATACGATATTTGCTGGAACAACCGTAAAGATTCCACCAAAGGCTTCAAAGCCTTCTACTGTTTCGGCTGCCCCAACACCAACATCAACACCAACATCAACTTATTCTCCAGGAGACTTTAGAAAAGCAGAAGAAAAATCTAACGAACCATTTTATGAGTCACAAAAAGTAGAAGATGTAAAAGAAGTTTATCTTGTGCCAAAGAATTTTATACCAAACATAACACCTACCCCACTCACTCCATCAACAATATCTGCAACTGTGGCAACACCACCACCGCCTCCAGTTAAAACTGCAACTCTTGATATTATTTTATTTGATGACGAAGCAACCACTGTAGATACTATGGCAGATTTAATATTTGAAAATATTGGAGGGCAAGAATTAATCAATATTACAAGATCTGACATTGTTAATGGTCAAAAAATATCCTATCAACCTATAAAAAACCTATCATCTATACAACAAAGATATAATCCAAACAACATCCTTAGTCTTCAACAAACCGCAGATAAATATTTTGCTGGTTTTTCAATAAAATTAGAGGATAAAATTCCAAATGAGGGCAATGGGGCAAATGGAGAAAATGTCTATATTGAAGAGGGTACTGGCGATTTAATTATTGAGTTTGTTAATATAAACAATGATGAGCAAATTGAGGTACAAATTACCTCAGATGGTACAATATATGAAGCGAATCTTGGAGAAATAAACTCATGATAACTAATACTGGTAAAACCATTATTGCAAAATATTTGCTTGGACAAGCGCCAGCATATGCTTCATATCTTGCTATTGGTTGCGGGGCTACACCATTGACTACTGGAGATCCACTTGGAAACTATTCAACAAAACAAAATTTAGATTTTGAAATGTTTCGTGTTCCAATATCTTCAAGAGGTTTTGTAAATGAAAATGGGTTAGATAAAATTGTTTTAACTGCAGAGTTACCAACAGAAGAAAGATATGAAATTTCTGAAATTGGAATTTATTCTGCTGGATCAAACCCTTCTGCAGGTGCCTATGATAGTAAAACTGTGTTTGCTTTTACGCAAACTGAAAACTGGCAGCACCATACAACAGAATCAGCGGTAGCAATCAATACGTTTTCTGCTGCACTAGACGCACCAGAATATGACAATATTATTTCAGTTGCAGATAGCGTATTTCAAACAAGCGGAGACAACCCAATATTTTTTAAATCTCCAAGAATTGAAAGATACGAAAGACCAAGATTTTTAAATAATGTTATTTTAATACAAGGCGATGATTCTGATATTACAATTAATGAAGAAAGTGGGGCAGCGCAGGATCATTTCGTAATAGAGCCTGGATCAAATCACATACATTTAACTGGTGCTAATATTGATTTTACAAGAAACTCTCCAACAGATGAGTTACGCTTAGCCTTTTCATTAATAAGTAAAGATGGTGCGTCTGCAACAACTCCAGAAAATGTAAGAATAATGGTTGAGTTTGCATCAACAGAAACAGAAACTGCAGAATATGCTAGATTTGAAGCAGAAGTTGTTGATGATAGTAGTGGTGGAGCCTATGATTTTTCTACAGATAGGTATTTTGTAGTAACAAAACAACTTCAAGAATTATATACAAGTGCTAATTTTACATGGAATGCTGTTACAGTGGTAAAAATATATGCTTGTGTTATTGATGCAGGAGTTCCGTCCAATAACTATTATGTAGCATTAGATGCAATGAGATTAGAAAATATTGCCACAATTAATCCACTTTATGGTTTAACTGGGTACTCAGTAATTCAAAATATAGATGCATCAACTATTGTAAAAAGTCCTAATACTAGTAATTATATTGAATTTAGATTTTCAGTTGGTGTAACATAATGTCTGATTCAGGAATTAAAAAAATAAGAATAAGACAAAAGAACCTTCCTACAATAGACGTAAATGAAGAAGGATATATTTTAAAATATAGAGTAATTTCTGAAGATAAAAACAGAACGTCGCAATGGTCACCAACATCAATTGTTCAACCAGACTATACTTACGTTTCTGGAGATATATCTTTTAATAAGTCAGGACAGGTTGCAACCCTAGCCTGGGATTCTGTTTCAATACAAAAAGATGGAGTTGAAATTAGAAAAGCACACGAGTTTGATATTTGGCTAAGATGGGACAGAAATGATAATGGAGATTGGATTTATAAACAAAGAATTGACGGAGCAAACATTTCTTTTCCAATTCCCAATACATACACAATAGGCGGAGTAGTTCAAGGATCTGCACCAAACAAACTTTCAGCAGAAATATATTTAAAAGGAACCCCAATTACTAGGGAGTCTACTTTATTATTAGTTTATGAAGATGGTCCACACACCGTTTAATGATATACTTTAATAGGAGGAAATAATGGCAAAAGTACCACTACCAGAAAGAGGGCAGCCTCTTGATGTCACATATTTATATAGTTTAGTTGATGCTGTGAACGATCTTTCTACACAGATTGCATCTACAACTGCAAATAAAACAGTTATAGATACTGTAAGTGCTGGCAAACAAGAAATTAAAACTTCTAGTTCAAGAATAATTGGTGGTTATGTTGAAGTTGCCAATAACTCAACAGTTTCTGCTGGAAATGAAAGAACATTTACTTATGATTTTAAAGATTTTAAATACCCTCCAATTGTTTCTGCTACACCAGTTAATATTGGTCAAACTCCAGCGGGACAAAATGTAAGTGTTATTTTAAAAAGTGTTACAGAAACAAGAGTTGAAGGTGTTGTAAGATTTGGGGCCTCTGGTGATCTATCTCTAGCAGTACATTTAATAATTGTTGGAATTCCAAACTAAAGGACAATTTGATGATTACTTGCACAAAATGCAAGGGCAGAACTTTTATTGATAGGCAATACAGTAGTGTTCAACACATAGAAACTTATTGCGTCGTGTGTGGGCTGAGAAAATTTTTTCATCCACCATCAGAAAGTGAAGAGGGAAGATGGTTACTAGCAAAGGAATTATACAGGGCGAAATTTACAATAACGAAACTGTAATAAAAGGAAATCAAAAAATATGGTTTCTAAATAATGATCTAGTAAGAATTCATCACAGTTCACGTTCTACTGGAATGGTTTCTTTTTATAATATAACTAAAGACAGAATTGAAACTTGTTTGCGTTCAGATTTTAGAAAAAATAGAGAAAGAGCCTATACTGTTTCAGAGACTGCTAAGTTAATTAATCGTCATAGAAAATATATGCCCAAGTTAATTAAAACTGGAATGATTCCTCCACCAGTTGGTGCAAAATTAAATGGTGAACGTGGATTTAGAATAAGATCTTATTATTCAGAAAGCATGGTTAGGGATATTCGTGCTATACTGGCTACTATACATATAGGACAACCAAGAAAAGATGGGCTTATAACAAATAACATGACACCCACAAGCCAAGAATTGACACGGCGAATGGGAGACGGTATACTTACATATACAAAAACAGAAGATGGCAGGTTCATTCCTGTTTGGGCAGAAAATATTTAGCAATAGAAATGGTGGGGACAATGGAAAACGAAAATACAAAAATATCGGTAGCACTTGGATATACTCTTAATTTGGGTAATTTTCAATCACTAAGGTTTGATTTTGGCATAGTTGACTCAAAGCGTGATGGTGAAAATACAGAACAGGCCTTTGAAAGAGTTTATAAATTTGTTGAAGATAAATTAACTGAAAAGGTCAAAGAAGCAGAAGCAGAGTCAGACAGTAAAGACTAATGGCTGACCGCAAAGACCGAATGGCTTTGCTCAGTAGATTTAATAAGTTTTACCTGCAAAGGTACGAGCAAAAGTCTAATATGAATCTCAACGTAGAACAATGGGCTGCTGATGCTTTGGTAGAGTCATATGGAATCAAGGGGTGTTATGATTTATTGGATTATTATTTTCGCATAGCACAAGAGCCTTCCTGGAATTATTTTGCGTATAATGCAGAAAAAATTCTTAATGGTAAACTAGAGATAGAAGAAGATCTTAAACAAAGAGCAGCATCAAGACAAAAAGCAAAGGAGTGGCTAAGTGAATAATACAGAGGCAAAGTTAATCACAGCAGTACTCAATGATAAACAGATTCATGTTTTGTTACAGGCTAATGTTGAAAATCTTTTAAGAACGCACAACGATGTGTGGAATTTTATTAGACTATATTCAGAAAACAATCAATCGGTTCCTCCAGCATCTTTAGTAGTAGAAAAATTTAGAGACTTTACTACGGTAGATGGAGTTGGATCAACAAAACATCACCTTGAAGAATTACAAACAGAATATTTAAATGATAGCCTAAAGGATATTTTGCGTAATGCAGCATCTGAAGTTCAGGTTGGAAATGGGTCCAATGCTCTTGAGCAATTAATTACAAAAACATCTGAGTTAAAAAAGAATACTTCTGCTATTCGTGATATTGATGCAACAGACTTGGAGTCTGCACTTGCATACTATGAGAATGTGCAAAAACAAAAAGAGACTGGTCAAGTTGGCATCAAGACTAATCTTCCAGGGTTTGATAACTACCTACCTTCTGGAATTATGCCAGGTCAACTTGGAGTATTTCTTGCTTACCCTGGAATCGGTAAGTCTTGGATGGCCTTATACTTTGCAGTGCAGGCATGGAAGCAAGGAAAGTCACCTTTAATAATTTCTCTTGAAATGTCTGAAACAGAAGTGCGTAATCGTGTATTTGCAATTATGGGCGAGGGTATTTGGTCCCATCGTAAATTAAGTAATGGTGAGGTAGAACTTGACATGCTTAAAAATTGGCATGCTAATAAGGTTGCTGGTAAACCAGAGTTTCATATTATCTCTAATGATAATGGTGGGGAAGTTACTCCATCAGTTATTCGTGGAAAGATTGACCAGTATAGACCAGACTTTGTTGTTGTAGATTATTTACAGTTAATGAGCCCAAATCAAAAATCAGATAATGAAACAGTACGAATGAAGAACCTTTCACGAGAACTTAAACTTATGGCTATTAGTGAAGAAGTTCCAATCATTGCTATCTCATCTGCCACCCCTGATGATGTAAAAGATTTAAGCAGCGCTCCAACACTTGGTCAAACAGCATGGTCAAGACAGATTGCCTATGATGCTGACTGGGTTATGGCTTTAGGTCGTGCTACCAATAGCGATATTATTGAATGCGTATTTAGAAAAAATAGAAATGGTTTTATGGGAGACTTTTTAGTTCAAGTAGATTTTGATAGAGGGTATTATCGTTATAAGGATTTTGAAGATGGCAAATAAAGATTCTTATACTGCGGACCAAGTTCGTCGTGTTTTAATTGGGGCAGGTGTTGACATTGAAGCAGAATATGGAACTGACTATATTGTTTTTTGTCCCTATCACAATAATAATAGAACTCCTGCGGGAGAAGTATCAAAAGATCACGGAATGTTTTTTTGTTTTGGATGTCAAACTACACGAACTTTAATTGAGTTTGTAATGCATATATCCAATAGAACGTACTTTGAGTCTATTAGATATATTAAAAGTAAAGAGCAGGAAACAAGCATTGAGGATTCTATAAACAAAGCATTAATAGACAAACCAGAGTTTGTTCAATATGATGAATTACTTATTAAAAGATTAAACAATCAAGCAATTGATTCTCCAAGAGCAATTAGATATTTTGAAGGAAGAAAAATAACAAAAGATTCTATAATTAAATTTGGTCTTGGTTATTCAGAAAAGCAAGACTCTGTAACTATACCAGTCCACTCTCCCGACGGTATGTGTATAGGCTTTGTTGCTAGAACTGTTGAGGGTAAAGAATTTAAAAATACTCCAGGTTTGCCAAAAGGAAAAATTCTTTTTAATTTACATAGGATTAAAACATCAAATATAGTTTATGTCGTAGAATCATCGTTTGATGCTATACGATTAGATCAAGTAGGTTTCCCTGCCGTTGCTACGTTGGGGGCTAATGTTTCTGCAGCACAAATAAGGCTATTGGAAAAATATTTTAATAGCATTGTATTGATTGCAGATAACGATGATGCAGGAATGATAATGAGGGATAAGTTAGTTGAAAAACTTGGACCAGTTGTCACTTCTGTATATATAGATAAAAAATATAAAGATATAGGTGATATGGATGATGAGACAATTAAAAATTTAGAGTTTCAGTTTGACAATTCTATCATCAGCATGTTAAAATAGATAAAAGCATACAAGGAGAAAAATAATATGACTATAGTAAAGGGACTAAAAAACATTAACGCCCTAGTTGACAAACCAAAATATGATGAAAATTCACCAAAGGTAAGATGGTTAAAACTTGCCGATGGTCAATCAGCAAAAATTCGTTTCATTGAGGAACTAGATGAAGACTCTGCAAATTATAATGCAGAACGTGGTCTTGCACTAGTTGTTAAGGAACACACAAATCCAAAGGACTACAAGCGCAAGGCTGTAGACACAATGGAGTCAGAGGGTCGTGACTGGGCAGAAGAAATGCACCGTAAGGATCCAAAGGCTGGCTGGAGAGCACGTCTTCGTTTTTATTGCAACGTTTTAGTTGACGATGGCATTGAACCACCTTATGTAGCCATTTGGTCAATGGGTGTTAGCAAGCAATCAGCATTTAATACAATTCGTGAATATGCTTTAGAAACTGGCAGTATTTCAAACGTTGTTTGGAAAGTAAAGCGTAATGGCCAAGGCACTGAAACAAGTTACACAACTATTCCAGGTGCACCAGACAAAGAGCCATTTGATTGGTCCGAAGTCAAACCATACCCTCTTGAGTTGGCACTAAAGAAAATTCCTTATGCCGAGCAAGAAGCATTCTATTTGGGTTTTGACGGCCCAACAACTTCATCTGCAACCAATGTAGATTGGTAAGATGAACTACGTAGGCTTACACGTACACACACACTACTCATTATTTGATGGTGTTGCTACTCCAGAAGAATATATTGACCGAGCAGTTGAACTTGGTATGCCAGCATTGGCTATCACAGATCACGGAACCTTATCTGGGCATCGGGAACTGTACCGCATTGCAAAAGCAAAAG